AGTTTATAAGGATCAGTCACACCTTGCCTTTCCATCATTTTTTCCATGTAAGGCTTTTGATTTTCTAACATCAAATCTACGGTTTTTTCTTTTCTTTCTTGTAATTCTAATTTTTTTTCTGGGGTATTATACTTTTGTAAGTTTTTTAGTGTTTCTTCACCAGAACCCATACCTCTAATTGTGTCTGCAAGTCTACCCTTTCCTCTTAAATAAGGGTCAAACATAGTATCAATAAGCTCAATCCCTGTGGGCTCTTTAATCTTATCAAAGATACTCATGTTACGCTACCTGTGTTGGGTATTGTAAATCTACATTATATTTATCATTAAACACTGCTATGTCTTCAGGTGTCATAAGTTGTGCAAAATCAATCATGGCTTGTTCGCTATTCATAATTAAATTTATGACACCGTCACTTACCTCTGGGGGTAATCTTTTTCTTAACTCTTCGTAAGTTAATTGTATATCTGCAGACGAAGGTTCCATTTGTACGTTTGTTGTGCCACCTTCTTGCATTCCAACACGGCCACCTTTAGCCATGCCAGGAAAATCAGGGAAGTATACTTCACTTATAACTGTAGCGAACATTTGTTCAGTTATCATAGCTGTAATTTGAGTTTCAGTTTTACCTTCGTATATTGTTCCAGCTCTATCACCGTCCATTATATTATCAACTTGGTCTGATACTAAAGTTAAGAAACGATCATCGGATAATAAATTAGCTTTTTCTTCTGTGTTAGCAGTAGAAGTTTGAGAATATAATCCATTTATAAATTTATTTTTTGCTATTAAATATGCATCGTAGTCTTCGTTTTCTATTGCTACTCTAGCATCTTCTAAAAGTTCGTTACCTTTTTCTATTCTATATTGTTCTTCGTACTGATAAGGGTTTGCTAATGCTTCTTCTTTAATAAGTTCTATAGCATTTTTTTGCTCTTGGGTCATTTTTTCAAAATCAAAACTCATTTGGGCATCTAACACATCTACTTCAAACTCTCTTTCGCTTTCTATCTCAGCTTGTCTCATAGCAGCATCTGCTAAAGAAGCATTGTAAGTGTCTAATCTATTTTTATAGTTTTCATTTCTTGTACTAATGTTAGACGCAATATCTTTGGCTGCACCTGATAAAGCTGGCCCTGCTGAAGACAAGGCTGCTAAGAAACCACTACCGTCTGACGTCGGTGTTGCTCCCATAATTTCTGCACCTGCTGCAGCTAATCTTAGATAATCACTAGTTGACATTCCCTTTGGTTTTTCAGGAGCAGACATATATTGAGCCATTATAGATGCAAAGTCAGGACCTTTAGTGTTTATTTCACTTCTTTGAAATTTTGGATCACTTAATACTTCTGGAGATGCACTTGCTGTAGCTTCAGGTACTGTTGTAGAATATTCTAAAAATTTTGGCTCTGACTCATAGAAAGGATTAGAAACTCCTCCTAAGTTTGGATATTGTTGTACACTACCTGCGTTGACAAACCCTTGTCTTGGTGTTTTTAAATTAGCTGTAATACCGCCTGTACTACCACCTCGTCTAAACATTGGTCTATTTAATGTTCTCATTAGCCTTTCAACGCTCCTATAATACCTGCAAGACCAATACCACCACCGAGTAATGTTTGAAGAGTACTAGGAGCTGGTGTTTGTTGGTACGTAGTTGAAGAAGGTGTACCGTAAGCAGCTGATAAGAATTGACCAAGGTTACCCATAGTTTGAGTAGGTGCAAGTTGTATACCTGACGCAAGAGCTGCCAACTGATCTTGTATAGCTTGATTGTAAAGCTGATTTTGTTGACCCATAGTTGTGTAAGTATTAAGTAAGTTTCCAATACCTGTTTGTCCAAAGCCACCAATATTTAATGCTTGATTACCAACACCCGTTAAGTTTGCAAGTTGTGCAGCTTGCAGTCCTTGTTGTTGGCCCGATAGAGCACCTTGCATACCTGCCGTTTGTCCAAACAATCCAACATTTTGTAATGCGTTACCTAATGCAGTTTGACCCATATTAATTTGGTTTTGTACTGCTTGGTTTGCTAATCCTTGTGATTGCATAAATCCTTGATTTAATAAATTGGCTTGTAGTAATGCTCTTTGGTTTGCTGTATCTGCAGCCAGTTGTCCTTCTGCTACTCCAAATCTTCCACCACCATATGCGCTTCCTGCACTTGATCCAAATTGTGCAGCAGCTTCAGCTGCATCTTGATCAAACTGAGCCATGGTTGCATCTATAACTTGTTGTTGATATGGAGACATAAATTGTTGGAACCCTTGTGGTCCTGCAAATTGTTGGGCTTGTTGTAAGAAAGGTGTGGCTGCGTTTTGTCCAGCGGTTGCTGCTGCATCCGCGTCAGCTATTGTTGAAGCTGCATCAGCCAAAGCCCCGGTCCCTGCTGCTTGATTAGGTGTAAATGCACCTGTTAGTGGGTTTGTTGTTCCAAGTGTTCCCATCGCTGCATCTTGTAACGCGTTAGCTTGATTTACATATTGTTGATATTGTCCAAGACCTGTTGTCGGTGCTGCTTGTGCTCCTGTTGCGATATCTTGTGCGGTTGTTTGCATTGCATCTTGACCAGCAACAAAGAAATCTGATGCAGGAACGTTCGCTCCTGATATACCTGTAAACTGTCCTGTGCTTGGATTAAATGATCCACCAAACATTTGATTAGGATCAGCAAAAAAAGGTGATCCAGAAACGGGTTTGTTACCCATGAAGTAATCTGAAAACTGTTCTCCAATACCGGTGACGTAACCTGGTGGTAATTGCTGTTGTATTGTCGTTTGCGTTGCCATTAAACTTGTGCCTCTAAATTATGCATAAGATCGTACATCCTTTGTGCTCCTACGTTTGCATCCCCGTCTCCGGCTGCCTTTACAGCATCTGCTGTCATTACAAATTCATTCTTAGATAGCATGGCAGGAACGTCATCGGCTTTCTCCTCTACTCCCATAGGAATAAATGTACCGTTTCTTCCATCGACTTGCATACCTTGAGGAACACCAGAAGACCCCATGATGCCTACTGGTTCTGTCAAGCCTCCCAGATTATACCCGACTCTGCCTCCAGTTGCCAGCATAAATCTATTGAATTTTTCTAGTAAAATAGGGTCAGCATAATTGGACTCACTGTACGGTTTACCAGTAGTTCTTTCATAAGAATTAAACCACGTTGACCATATCTCTTTCTGTTTTGCTTCGTCTAGCTGTTTTTGTTTTTTAAGTTCTTCCCCTATGGCAGTTAATGATCCTAAAGTTGCAGCAATAGATACAGTTTGTAGTGCTTTACCAAAATCAAATTTTCCTTGGAATGCACCTGTTACAGGATCATACTCACCAAAACCAGGGAATATGGCTCCAGCTAATTGAGATCCCATTTCTCCTGCCTTTGTAAATAAACCAGCGTCTTTGAGAGTGCCCATAGTTCCTTCGGTGGCACCTCTACCATACAGTTCTCTAAACTCTCTTTGGTCTTGTAAATTCATACTATCGTATTTAGCTTGTTCAGATGCGGATAAGTCTTGGAACATTTCGGAATTTTTAAATTCAACGTCATCCATAAAAGTTCCGTATTTTGCATCAAACTCTTTTTGTAAAAATTTCTTAGAATCTAAAGCACCTTGGTCAAAATATTCTTTGCTATACATATCACCATATACTTTTTTTACTTGTTTTGGATCATTTATTAGGTCCGTGTTAAATGCATTACCGCCCGCTGCATCAGCCAATTCAGTAAAACCACCTTGCGTACCACGCTTTGCAAAATCAGCAGCAGCTGCAGCATCACTTTCAAAAAAAGTTTTATAATTTGTATCACCAAAAGTAAAATCTCTAGCTTTCATACTAAACCTTGGGTCTAATGCTCTTCCTGCTGTTGTGCTAGCTCCTCCCAAACCTTCAGCAATACCTCTAGAAAGTTGTTGTCCAATAGTACCTGGTCCGCCTGCTCTACCTTGTGCTCTTATTGCTCTTGCTTGTGGTGATGCTAATGCTATTCCTGTTGCTACGGCTGAATAAGGATCAAACTTACCACCGTGTTGTTTAAAAGAACCCAGTTGACTAAGAGCCATACTTCCAACAATTCCAAGTTGCGGTGCAACCATTGGAGCGATCATACCTAGATAAGGAGCAATCTCCTTTGGTACAAACATGTCTCCTATTTTATTAAAAAAACTCTTCAAATTATTCTCCGGTCCCTGATCCAATTGGTACTTGGACCACTCTTAATTGTATATCTTTGGCTTTATGGATTGACCAGTCTTGGCCGCAATCGTTGCAGGTGCCGGTTGCCTGTTCGTCTGAATCTACCTCATTATTGCAGTTTTTACAATATATTCGTTGATACACCTCTGGTTGTATAACTGGCACTTCCTTGCCCTCAACCATCTGTGTGCCCAATATTTTTGCGTCCTGTATCTTCTTCATTCTGATATTTCCAATACTGATACAATTACATGCAGCGCGCCACCAGATCCAGCTGTTACTTTTATGGCATCACTATCTTCAAGAACCAGTGGTTGCGTTAATATTTCTGTAGCTGTGTTTGCTGCAATAGATAATACGCTTGCAATTTTAATATCTGACCCAACACTAGCGTCCGTGTTTACAACGTCAGCAGTCACTGCTCCACCTGACACGTTACAAATACGAATAGATTTTACTACAGCCTGTACAGGTTTTTGTGCAGGTGTCGTAGATACATCAGCCGTAGGCACAGTGTAAACTGTTGTCTGTGCTGTGTTTGCTAAAACAACGCTTCTATTTTTGTATACGTCACTCATGCTAAAAACCAAGTCCTTGCTGTTAACTCTTCACGTATATCTTGTTGAAACGTAAAGTTAAGTTGATTGATTATGTTCTCAAGCTCACGAATGAGTATATCTTGTTGTTGTCTGTCAAACGTATCTTGTGGTAACGGTAATCTTGTAATATTAATTCTAGCCATTATCTTCTTCCATCCGGTTGTATATCTAATCTAACTGTTCCAAATCTCCAATTTGAATCTATAGCATTACTAGATATCTTTACATTAGCTTGTCTACCTCTACCTCTTACAGAAAAGAATTTTGTTGTAGGCGATGTAGTTGATGTAAAGGATCTTGTGTTTGTACTTGCCGGGTAGTTTGCAAATTCTATTTTCATTGTTGTGTCTCCTGATTGATCTTTAAAGTCAGGTATAACTCTTGAACATAAAAACACTTCATCGCCTTCTTTTATATCAAAATCACCACTTGTAATTTGACAATCCATGGCACCACCATCATCGTTAAAACCATCTTCGTGTTCAAACAAAGTAGTACAACCAGCAGTGACACCCAATATC